CCAAAGTCAGTGTAGTTAGGGGATATAGATGTTATTTCTGGGGTAGTAATTCCAAATAGTTTTTTCCATACAGTACCAGCAACTGCTGATTCATTGGTATACCCACTAGGTGTGGTAATAGTTACTACCGTGTCAGAGGTTCTAGCTGTTATCTGATATAGACCTTGGGGGGTTTGTAAGTATGATGCAGTTGTATTTGTAGCAGAAGCATCTATCACCGAAGTAGCAAAGGGCGTTCCTGATGATGCTGTAGCTGTGCGGCTTGATCCTGTGCCTGTGGTAGTTACAGTACCGACTACAAAAGGAGTGGCTGTATATATCTGTCTAGTAATGGTTGTAACAGAGCCGCCAGCAATGCTGTCTACACCAGCCCATATTGTGAAGTCATATACCCCGGCATCAAATAGAAGTCTATTCAGAGCAACAGTGATAAAAGCAGAGAAAAGCACAGTATTGCTAACTGCTGTTCCGGTAATGACCTGCTCTGCCGTTGTTACTGGGATGGATGCAAAGGTAAGAATGGCTACATCGTTGTTAGCTCCTGCCGCAGTTATGACTGGAGTGGCGTTATAAAATACAACCCCTGTCCCGGCTGATGCCGAGTTTGGCGGGATATTAACCCAAGCCGTGCCGTTATATCCAAGCAACTCATTAACCAGCGGAGTGCCAATTGTCACATCGGATAGATTCTCTAATGGTATTGATATAGAAGCCGAACCATTAAAAGACACACCGGCTATGTTCCTTGCCGTAGCTAATACTGTTGCGGCTCCTGCTGTAAGACCTGCTGCAGTGCCAGTTATGTTTGTACCTGTAAAGGCTACTGGAGTACCTAATGCAGTTGCATTACCTGATGCGTCCAGATTGACTGACTTCTCTGAAGGGTAGGTAACAAATACATCCTTGGTCCCAGCGGCAAATACCAGAGCTGTTGGCTCTGTTGCTGAACTGTTGGATAGGACTGTAGTACGGGCTAGTGTAGTACCGGAAGACGTGTAGGTTCCAATGCCGACTTCCCACTCATTAGTACCTTGTCCTGCGATACAGTAGTAGGTGGTATTTCCATCGCCAACTACAGCAAAGGATTGAAAACCCGCGGCAGCTCCAGCAAGCGTAAATGTGCCACTACCTGCAGTGGTGGAAGTCTCTTTTACTCTGTCAGCTAAGATGAGTGCCATATGTCCCTATTATGGTTGAGTTTTTATCACTTGCCAACCACCTGTATCTGAAGTATTTATTGTACTCCAAGTTGTGCTTTCTGAAGTATTTATTGTATCCCAAGTGGTAGATTCTGAAGTATTAATTACTTCCCAGAGCAGCCTTCTAGTAAGAGAGTCTGAGGCTAGAGCAAATTCATTAACTGTGGATATAAAGTTAGCGGCAGCGGATGTAGTTGAAGCAGCGTTAATCAACTCCTGTATGCTTGAATGGAACTCTGCCATGCTTTCAATGGAATCTGAAGCAGAGGCTCCCTCATTAACGAATCCATTCAAGTAGGCTAATGCCTGCACAACCTCTGACCCAGCGGCAGACTCTTGTATAGAGCTGCCAATACTGTAAGTAGAGGCTACCTGATCTTCTGCTGTAGCGCTTTCCTGAATTTCTGAACTGAAGTCTGCCCCAGAAATTACTTGCTCAGATGCCGCTACCTGCTCTGCTATATCAACTTCAAATGTGGCTTGAGCTGCCGTAGCATCAGAAGCAGAGACAACCTCTATAACCGCCGAGTTCATGTCCGCTTGAGAAAAGACCTCATCTAGCCCAGTAGCCGACTCATCTATTGCTCCGTTTAAACTCACTGATGAGAAGACCTGATCTTCTGCGGTTGCGCTTTCTGCTACAGCCGATGCAAATACCTCCTCTGCGCTTACCTGATCTGCAGCCGTTACTGACTCATCTATAGCCACTGCAAAATCTAGCGCTGCCGTGACAGTCTCTGAAACAGAAGCTGACTCATCCGCTGCTACTTGAAAATCTATAAGCGCGGCAACCTGATCTGATGCTATTACAGACTCTTCAATAAGAGACGCAAGATCTGCCTGAGCAAAGACCTCATCTGATGCAGCAGCCGACTCATCTACCGATCCGTTTAAACTTACCACTGAGAAGGTTTGGTCTTCTGCGGCAGCACTCTCTGCAATGTCCGAGGCAAAGTCCTCGCTACTGCTTGCTTGATCGGATGCCGTGACTTCTTCTTCAATAGTTACGGCAAAGTCTAGAGCCGCTGTGACGGCATCTAAAACAGAAGCTGATTCATCTATAGCCGCAACAAATGTAGCTACCGCTACTACCGTATCTTGTGCAGTGACTAGCTCATGGACATCTACAGCAAATATAGCTGCCGCAAAGACCTGCTCGCTTCCAGTTGCCGACTCTGCAATGCTTCCGGGTAAACTGCAAGTTGCGTCTACTTGGTCCGCGCCTGTGGCACTCTCTGTAATGGCTGAGGCAAAGTCTTCACTTGAACTTGCTTGATCTGCTGCTGTAACGGTTTCATCAACTGCAGTCTCAAATACAGCGAGAGCCTCAACTGTATCGGTCGCAGTAACTGACTCATTAATATTATTTAAGAATGTAGCAATGGCAGAGACTTGGTCTGCGCCAGTAGCGGTTTCTGCAATATCCGAAGCAAACCCAACAGCGGATGACACTTGGTCAGATGCGGTAGAGAATTCTTGTATTGATCCGGGTAGCTCACGAAGGGCTGATACTTGATCAGAGGCTGCAGCAGCCTCATCTATTGCTGAACTAAGGTCAGCGGCTGCTGTTACTGCATCTGTTGCAGCAACTGACTCAATTATGAATACAGGAGTGGCAGGCTGACCTACAATAGAATCTGATGCAGTAGCAGATTCATTAATAGAGCGGCTTATATCCGTGTAACCAAAGACCAAGTCTTCGGCAACGGCAGACTCTTGTATGGAAGATATTAGATTGACATGTGCAGATACTGCATCAGCACATGTTGATATTTCTTGAATCGCACGATTTGCGGTCGCACTATTTGATACAGTATCAGAAGCAGAAGCAGACTCACTAATTTCAGCGTTGAGAAAGGCTCCTGCTAGTGACGCAAATGGCGCAGCCGCAAATGATGAGATTCCAAACACATTACGCTTCGGTCAAAGCAGCTTCTGGAAACCAGCGGTTTTGTGAAACGCCTTCAGCATCAGTCCACTCAATGTGATAGAAGAAATCGCCATCTTCCGTCATGCGAAGCGCTTGTACTGGACCTTGAGGAACGGTTGCTTGAACTTTTACGTTTTGACCTTTAGTGAATTTTGTTGCCATTTTTATATCTCCTTATGCAGCGTCAAGGCTGAATGTGTAAGTAACATTCAAGGTATCACCAGCAACAACAGCGCGATCACCGGGGGACTGGAAGTCAGAAGCTGAGAACAGAATACCTGACGTACCTGTATCTACATCAGTAAGGAATGCGCCGGCAACAGTGCCACCGGGAGCCGTAATAGCAAACGCACTAGGTGCGCCTGAGTTATCAATAACTGAAGGATCGGCAAGAGTTGCAGAACCAAAAGTTACAGCTTTACGGTCGCCTGTGTAGTCTGTGTACTCAGTCCATCCTGCATGAGAGGCTAAGGTATCCCCTGCAGCAATGGTTGTACCTGAACCGGGACCGGTAATCAGACCTAGATACCAAGCTGCGGTATAGGTAGACCCAGAAAAGTACTTGTCATTCATGTCTTGAAGTCCTACGTTAACAACCAAATTTGGGTTCTTTTCTTCCCATTTCAGTTTGCCGTCTTGACCAAAACATTGGATCGTAAATACGCCAGCGCCACCAGCAGCAGAGGTTGTTGCACCACTTAGCAGAACGCTTGCGCCTACTTTATCTACAGAAACTGCTTTATTTGAGATCATTTGAAGCTCCTTTAAGAAAGTCTAATAATTGCTGAAGTATTGGAAGCGGCTGGAAACTCTACTTGAAATACTGTAGTCGAGATCTTATCCGAACCAAAATCTAAAACACAAACCGCTGCACCACCAACCTTATAAATAAGCGCTCCACGAGCGGTCAATGCGCTTGTCCATGAGGTATTAGCGAAGGTGATAAATGCGGTCCCGTCCAGTATGCTCAAGGTTGGAGACAGAACATTGCCACCGGCAGTATACCCAGTCGCTACAACCTCACCAACAGTTGTATAGGCAGCGGTATCCTGATCAAGAGTTGATGCATTGGTATACAGTGCTATCTTGAATACGTTTGTTGTGCCAACACCAAAATCAAAGTTCCCATCAAGAACTCCCGATTTGAATACGTCACAGGTAAAGTTTCCAGTAAATGGCATTATTTAACCGGTATCCGTACTTGCCCAGACCTGTAAGCATCCTGTCTTTCCATGCCATCACCCAGACGTTTAGCAAGCGCCAATGCTTCATTATATCGAGAAACGTAATTTTCCATAACGTCTTTGTCTGACTTCATAAACGCTGCTGCTTCTAGCATCGCGCCATAAAGCAGGACACTATAAAAGTTATCCCCAAGCCATGTTGTATTTGCTGTAACGATTGATTCAGGGTAGTAATAGTAATGAAGCTCTACGTCATATGCCAAGTCAGGAGTTGGTCCAAGAATGAATGACAGTTCATTCGTTATGATAGGTGGTGCATCGTTAGTGGTTGTTGGTCCAAACAGGGCGTAGTATTGCGGCTTTCCCGTATCTGTCTTGATAGGGTAAGCAGCCCGTATGAAGTTAACATCCTTGTTAAGCAAGAAATCATACGCTTCAGTTATTGTGTCTATAACAGCCAACGAGTAAACCGCCAGAAAATCTCCGGGAGCTGACAGATATTGATTATTAGCGGTTAATACCCCAGTGACATTCTTTCGTATTGAAGGGAACTGAACGCTGTTATATATCCGTTGCTCTGCTTGATCAATAAATGTATTGATCTGTTGGACAGACGTAAAGCTACTGACTGTTTGTGGGAACTCATTCTCACAATATGCCTTAATCGTCTGCGATAGTTCCGTGTAATTCATTAGCCCATCTTCTTCGAGTGACCTGTGCCTTTAGTAGCGGCTCCAGTACCACGGGTCTTCTGGGTCTGTGTGTTAGGGATATTGTTTGGATATCCGTTATTACCCAGATCCTCTTTTGATAGCCCAGTAATTGGCTTTGGCTGGCTAGGGTTAACGCTAGATGCTTTTTCTGGAATAGCCATTATTTGCTCCCAGAGTTCTTGTACTTGAACGAAGAGACCTTTTGATTAGCAACCTTAGCCAATCCACGACCCAACTCTTTCATTTGTAGGTTGGTCTTTCCGCCTTTACTGAATTTCTTAACTGCGGTTCCTGCTGAAGGTTTACCGGCTGCGATTATAATCTTCATGTTAACTCCTAAGTTGTGACTACTGTTACTGTTCCTAGCTGGAATGATAAAGCTAGATAGTTTGGTGTTAGCCCTACATCGTTTGCTCTAGAACCTCCAACAGGAGCATAGCCCCACTGGATAATTCTACTTCCGCCTTCAGGATAGCCGTTTTCATCAACAGCCGTACCAGATCCGTTAACCAATTGTAACCCGCTATTACCAGACTGCAAATAGCTTAAATCCTTTCTAGGATTCCTTACAGCCTGCGGATCGTCAATTGGATACATCCCCAGTTGTAACTGAGGCTGATCCGGTTCCCAGCATTCAGGACAAACAATTATATTAACTTGCTTTGTCTTGATGATCAAAGCCTTTAGCTGTGTTAGCTTGAACCTAAACCCGCATCGATCACACTCTGCAATCGAGTTCTTGGCGGACGCAAACCTATTACCCACAAATATAAGCCCTGCGAGGGACAAATCTCACTGGAGACTTGTCTCTATCTTCTTCGGCAGCAAACTTCCACTGTTCCTCATACTGGTCCTTTAGGGACTGTATGCGGTCTGGAGCTATCTTGACGGCGAGGTAATATGCCAAGCCAGCAATCAGGCAGGTAAGGAACCTGAAGGGTATATCTTGGGTGTTAATACCATTGCCTGCGTCTTGTATCCTGCGTAAGCGCCAGTAGACAAACGTGTAGTAATCGCTCTGATCTGGGGCTGGATATACATAAATCTGCGGATGGTCCACCCCGGTAGTGGGGTCTGTGCCTTCTGGTCTGCCACCTATTGGGTAGGTGGCTCCTGACTGGCGGTTAACCCACAATTGAATAGGACGACCAGTTGAGTTCTTGTTAGGGATGGTTGCGTATGTAGATACGCTAATACGGGTTATAGACAAGTCCTGCTGACTTGAACCCGTTCCTACCCTTGTTACATGTTCTAGAAGATCTATCGTATCAACAGGCAGATTGTATGAGACCTGATTAAGAACTAACGGTATCTCACC